GAAAGAAGATATTTCAAAATCATTCAAGCATTTCATATTAAAATCCTCCTGAGAAAATTATAAAAAGAAGAAATAAATTTTCCTTCTATATAATTAGACGTGCATTTTTTATTTATTTAAAAAAATAATGATAGAAACCGCAACGACCGCACACGAATTTTACGACCGCACACGAATTTCGCCACTAACATACTGAATATAAACAATAAAATAACATACCCTCTGTAACCCTAGCATTTCCAAGGGATTACAGGCGAATAAAAAAAGGTAAAATAGTAACACTATAGTATAGAAGGCAATAACGCCTACTGTAACTAATGAGGAGAAGATATGACATATGATGATTATAAATATGCCCCAACATGGGTTGCAACTGTTTCGGGTGCATTGCGGTGGATTAAGGACGCAAAGCAATTTGAGAAATCCTACAGGAAAGACTGCACAGACTACGATGGTGCTATGGAGGTCTATACCGACATGATCATGGATTGTGCAAGACATCTTGATGAAATTAACAAAAAAAGATATGGAGGCAAATGAGTAATATAAAAGCACGTTTTGAAGGCAAGATTGAATTGTCAACCAAACGAGGAAAAGAATTAGGCGATATCCATTGGAATTTAGATGTCCAAATGAAAAAATCTCGTGGAGAATGGGTCGTTAATATTGAAGATCACTTTCAGAATGACAGCAGAGTAAATTCTGCCGATACTTTAGTCCAAGCAATAACGGAAGCCATAGAAGATAACTTTGCTCTATGGGAACAGTTTGCACAAATTGAAAAGGAGGATTATGAATAAAATTGATATTGTAGAACACGATGGCATCTGGCGAGCCAATTTCCATTACAACTTCGAGACTAAGGAATTAGTTAAAAGTTTTGGGTGGAAATGGAGAGCCGATGAAAAGGAGTGGACTACTACCGATCCTAAAGTTGCAATGGCTCTGGCAGAGAATATAAATAATGAGAAAGCCATTAAGGATATAAGAATATTTGAAAATATATCCAAAAGCTGGGGACAGGACGCTCTCAGAATGTCATCAGCGAAAGTCCCTACAAGACCATGTGCAGACTGGGTAGCTCCAGAGGGATTGGAGTTCAAACCTTATCAGTTGGCTTTCTTTGAATGGTATCACCAGCAAACCCTACCTAAGTTCGGTAGAAAATCATTACTGTGTTCAGACGAAATGGGTACAGGCAAGACAGTTATGAGTGCTGGCTTATTCTCACAATTATCTCTGTATAAAAATAATGGTGAGCAACCACGCTTTCTGGTTATATGTACAGCCGGAATGAAAATAGTGTGGGAGCGTGAGGTAAGGAAGTGGTGTAGAAACCTTTCAACTATTAAGATTAAGGGAACTAAATTATTAGATTACCTACCTACAGAGAACGTGGTGATAATCAACTATGATTTAGTAGTACACCATCGCCCATGGATTGATCAGATCGCAGATAAATATGGCTGGGATTTAATCATCTGTGATGAAGCTCATTATTTAAAGAATCCAAAGGCCAAAAGAACTTCGGCAATTTTGGGTGGCAGGGTTAACTTTGGTAATAGAAATGAATTCAGATTGGACAAGCGTCTTGAGTCAATCGAAGGATGTAAATTATTTCTAACAGGGACACCATTGGTTAACAGGCCAGTTGAGTTATGGCCGATACTAAAAGAGTGTGACCCTACAGGTCTGGGAGAAAATTGGCAGAGGTATGTCAGAAAGTATTGTGGAGCATTTAAAGGGAGATATGGCTGGGATACCAGTGGAGCGACAAACCTTGATGAACTTCAAGAAAAGCTTCGGTCTTCAATTATGATCCGCAGACGTACAAATGACGTACTCGACCAGTTACCAGCAATTCAACGTCAGGCAATTATTTTACCGGACAATGGAGATGCTGATCTGATCAGAGCCGAATGGGAAGCATACAATAATTACGAGCAAATAATAAAAGAACTGGAGGAGGCAAGACGCAACACTGACAGTGATATGGATTCGATTGTCAGAACGCTGAGAGATCGGCAGGGGGCTTCCTTCGCTGAACTGGCTAAGTACAGAAAGCTAGTAGGTTTAGCCAAGAAAGATCACGTTATCGAACATTGTAGAAATGTTATAGAGAGTCGTGGTAAGATTGTTCTTTTTGCTTGGCATAAAGATGTTGTTACAGCTTTACTGGGAGGATTGAAGGAATTTAATCCTGTCAGATTCACAGGATCAGACTCAGAGGTCGCAAGGCAAACATCAGTTGACGCTTTTCAAGACAATGAAACAGTTAAGGCAATTGTTTTAAACTTGGAGGCTGGCGGAGTTGGCATTACGCTGACAGGAACTGAGAAAGCTGGATTCTGTACTTCGGTTGTCTTTTCAGAATTGGATTGGAGACCAAGTATAATGAGCCAAGCCGAAAGGCGAGTTGCTCGACTGGGTGCTGATGAATCAGCCAGTAACATACTAGTGCATCACGTTGTGTTGGATGGAAGTCTGGACGCAACAATCTCAAACCGCTTGATTGATAAGCAAAATGTGATTGATCAGGCAATTAACTAAAAAACGGCGATTTGGCGATTTTTTGCATCGTCAGATCAAGCTGTAACGCAAGGAAAGGATGTTGGAGGTACTCCAGCATCCCCCTTGAACAGTCATAGTGTTTAGATTAACAATCTGCTGGGAAACTGGCATAACTTTAAATGAGGAGGTTACATGAAAGCAATTTACATTATTAATCGTGGCCGAAAAACTTTTATCGGCAAACATATTAATGACATTATTTATCGTGAATTTGCATTCAATCGTGCAGTCCTCTGGCAAAATAAATCTTTAAGCTTTGATGTAAGAATGCTTGAGTATGCACAAAACCAGAATGTTAAGAAGTTTGTATTCACCGATACAGTAAAAAAAGAAAGCCATGAAATAGGTATTCAGGCTTTGATAATTAACAGTCATGTTGCAGATCATGGGGAAGGTGATCAACATTACTTTCCACTTAATCTCGCCCAGAAAATTAGATATAAGAAAACACCTTACGTTAAGAATGAGGTTATTCTTAATAATTCTGAGAAGGAGGCTACATGAGTAAAGTTCATTACCAGACTCTGACAGTAAATGTTAAGACTGGAACAACCAACTGGCAGAAGCCCCAGCAATCTATTGAAGATGCAATAGACCATGCTTACAGGCGGACAAGGAAACTTTCTGATTTCTTTATTTATGAAATAAGTAATATCGGAGGTAAGTATAAAAATATTAACCTAGTAAAAACCATTAGATACAATCTTTAGGAGGCTACATGATCAGATGCGTAAGTTATCTACGCACGTCATCATTAACAAACTCTGGCTCTGACAAAGACAGCCAGTCTCGTCAGGAAAGGGTTATAAACACATATGCTGAACAGAATGGCTACACAATTGCTGAGTCAGCGTATGACGAGGGAAGATCAGGTGCTGATCCTCTGGTAGACAGGGAAGGGTTTGACCAGCTTCTGCAATTTTGCAGGGAACATAGCATAACAACCATTCTTGTAGAATCCTCGAATCGGTATGCGAGGGATAAGGACGTTGCCGTGAAAGGATTTTACATGATGGAAGATTATGGAATTAATTCTCTTATAGATTGCGAGGCTGGTCTAGATTTGCTGGGATTGTGGAATTCTGGCAAAGCATACGAAGCTATTTTACCTTTCCTTAAAATGATTATTGCTGAAGATGAAAAGCGTGAAGTGGTCAGACGCTTGAAGTCAGGACGTGATAAGAAGAAAGCTGAGATCGGAAAGTGTGGTGGGCGTAAGTCATTAATCGAAAAATGGGGGAATGAAATTCGAGTATCCGCTGTACGAGCGAGGCGAAGAGGTCAAACCTTTGACAACATATCTCAGTGGTTGGCTAATAAATATGGTGTGGTAACGGAGAGTGGTTCTCCGCTATCTAGAGGCCAGGTGTGGCACTTGGTCAATACTAAAACCTTGAAATAAGGATGAATATGAATAAAAACATATCGAATGGTCGCAAGGAAGCAATCAAATTTGCGAATCGCAGTAAGGGTCAAAAGAAAGGCTGGGTAAAAAGAAGGGAAAGGGAAGCGAAGGAGCAAGCTTCTATTCTCAACCACGCCCCTACAACCTTGCAACAAACCGACTTGAAGAGTGCAGAAGTGAAGACTCCAGAGTATAAGCCGAAGCATTCCAAGGTTAAGATTCCTTCCGAAACTCTGGAGGAAATTACAGCCCATGCAGATTTTCTTTACAATTCTTACAACATCACTTTGAGTGTTACTACTTTTGTTGCTAACGCAATCAAGGAGAAGCTGGAGAGGATTGAAAAGAATCGAGTCCGCAAAAGCTAAACAGCTACCCTCACTCCTTAAAGAGCTTAATGTGTTTTTCATTGCTTCGACATGTTAAGGATCACTGTCCTTTAGGGAGTGAGACTTTTTAAAACCTATAAATGAGAAATAATATGGAGTTAAAAAACTTAACAGAATTCCCTACAGATTACATTGACGCTTATTGCGAGTCAAAGGTAGGGCATACTAATTGGGCATACAAGGAATTTGAAGATATCTTAGAAGATATTGGAAATAATGTGCATGAAATAATTGTTGTTTATAAGGAGGCAGAATGAATATAGAAACACTTGTAAAAAAAGTTGAGGCTCTTGAAAAAAGAACTATTCGAGAGCCAGCGAAGCGTGAATTCATTACCGGCTTCGGTGAAAACTTCCATAGCATAATCAGAGATATGATTTGTCGAGAGATCGATGCTATACATGATTCAGAGTGGTTCAGAGAATTGTGGGGCATTCCAACTAAATGGTACGAACGTATCGAGAAGCTGGAGGAAAAAGTCGAAGATTTAAAACAAAGGCTAATCGACTTGGAAGAATTCACCGGTGCATATAACGACAATGAATTTGAAGACGCTCGAACCGGTGAGCAAATTAAAGCTGACATTAAAAAAAGGAGGCAGAATGAGAAATCCTAAAAAAGGTGACAGCGGTAGATCAAAATATCTTCAATCCCCTAATGGATATCTTCATCCAATAGGTGGAGATAAAAGATTTGTTATCGACTGCTATGGAAAGAATTGGTCAATGAATTGGCTGAAACGATCCGACATAACATTGAAGGAGTTGTTTGAAAATTACGATGTTACTATAACAGAAATGGATGACGAGGAAGTCATCTACAGGCCATAACCACTAAAGGAGACTATTATGTGGAGCAATAAGGAACTCAGTTACATTAACTTCCTTGTTTCTTACCTTAAAGAAAAGGTGAGGCTGGCAAAGGAAAACAACCAAAAGGGGAAACTCTTGGAGTTCCTTGAGCATGAACTCGCTGAAAACGAGAACATGCTCCTACAGATGGGAGTCCAGAAGGGCTTCCATAAGGCACTGAGTCGCTATCCAAAAGCGACCCAAGAAAAAATGCTAGGTAAGAAAAAGACCTAGCAGGAGCAACCTGTACTGTTGACCCTCGTCAATGGTCAGGCTTTGAGGCACATTCCAGTGAGTCGGAGTGTGCCTCTTTTTTTTTGTCTTTTTTTCACATCAAATATTTTACTACCTGTTTATCACCACGATGGCTGGAAAAGCCAAGGTGATGATCCACTAGCTCCATTAGCTCATCAAGCTGCTCTCGAATTTGTAAGAGAGCCTCCCTATTCACTCCCTTGTCAACAGACTCGCCTTTCAAATGTAAATCCAGCAGATCATCAAGCGCATCGATTTCTTCCAGATTCAAAATTATTTTAACCTTGTATTCTTTTTGTTTCGGCATTTTTGGTGATAGATCGCATAAAGGCCGCGGACGATTTTACGGCCGGGCACAAAATCCTGAGTAATCCTGAGTGATCCTGAGTGATTTACTCAGGATTTTTTCACTGCTACTATACAACGTATATATATAATATTATTATATATTATATATATATATATATATATATTATATTAAAAAAGGCTATTCCTGAGTTCCTGAGTACCCTCTAATCAATTCCAAAGAAACAGTATATGAATTTTTAAAAGACACACCACCTACTCAGGAACTCAGGATTTACGTTTTTCGGGTCTAAGGTTCTGTAATCATTGGCTAAAGCCGCTGAGTAATTTACTCAGGATTTACTCAGCAACTCAGGATTTTACTCAAACACAGCTATTTTCCATAATTCTGCGTATATTCTCCTGATCATCGACATTTTCGCCTTTTTTCCACTCAATGTACAGATCATGTGGTTCCAGACAAATAAATGCCGGCGTCCCTTCACCGACCCAGGCCCCGATCATATTAAAACTATAGTACTCGTATGCTTCCTCTTCGGTCATGCCGTCCGCCACCATTTTTGCTATAACTTTGTGCAGATCGTAGCAAAGTACCGGCGACATACCAAATCTTGAAACGGTTCCGACCACGCAGTCGTCGTAGCCGTCCATTTGCAGCATTTCAATTTCTTCGGTCATTTCATTTTTTAGCTTTCCAGTCACCGGCTTTCCATTTCATTCGCTGTATATCTGTCCTTTTTTTTAATTCATAATCCATATCTATTTCGAGTTCTGGGTCAAGATCATCCAGATTTTCTAAGCACCACACAATATATCCTGTAGGAAGGTCTTCAATATCTTCCCCTTCATGTTTTCCAAAAGGCATTTCCATATTTATCTCCATAAATTAAAGAAAAAATTATTCCATTCATCGAAGAATGAGATATATGAGTAAAGAATAATAATCAGGATCCACATCCAGACGTTTGTAGCTTTATCCATATAAGTTTGTGCAACGATATTTTCTCGCTTCCTTGTGGAGCCGTTCAAGACGTTTTAAGTGGCCTTGCCTCTGCTCTTCTTGGTATTCTTTATCGGACTTGTTGGTTTCCTTGCCTCCATTTGTTTCCTTATGCCTTTCCATTCTTTCTCCCTTAGCTCATTAGTCATTTCCTCGATACGGTAGTCCTCAATTTCAACCACAAATTCCCTGAACGTGTGCTTGTCCTCGTCAACGTACCAGTCTGTTTCGTAATTTGGGGGGAGCTTCCTTGCTGTCACCCCCACTGTCTTTCCTTCGTACTCTTCGATCTGAACTATTATCTCCATTTTTCACCTTGACAATGTAGCCCTTATAGTTGTCGGGCGTTGTGTATGTAAGTGTAGTTACAATTTCAAAGCTTTTTGCCACTTAAAATCCATGTGGTTGTCCCCAGTGGTATATAGTTGACCACAGGAGGATAATGTAAATTAGGTATTTCCAGATGAGATACTCAATCATCGGAGTTACTGCGGAGTCTTACCTACTCCGACTTTTTTCCCCCTCTCCATTCTTGTCTCATGCCTTTTACGGACAGGGTTAATATCTCTTGTCTTTAGCAGGGGTACCACCACCATATTTTCTATTTTAGTCCCTATTACAGTCCAGTAGGTCATATTGTCTCCATATAGTACTAAATTGGTGCTATTTGATCTTCCTCAGTTGCTTTCTGTACAGCTTTCATTTCTTCTTCCCAGACATCCACCTTTTTATTATACAGGTTTTGAAGATCCCAGATCCAATCCCTCAAAACATCTAGCTGCCACAAGGTGTTCATTTTTTCAAAATGTGGCATAACTTTCATTGTCCCCTCACCGGCATCGATATCGGCAACCAGTTTTATATCAGTTTTCATATTGTCTCCATATAGTACTAAAATAGTGCTATTTAAAGAAATCCCACGGTTTTTGTTCGTGTTGTTCTCCATCGCAGCACGGTTCCACGTTTGTTCCACAGAAAGTGCACTGTTCATGTCCATAAACCCGCACCCTTTCTGTTTCTCTCCCGCAATAGTTACATAGGTTTAACCATGTTGGCTCGTGTTTCCTTCTGTAGGCGAGCATCGTCTTTCGTATATCCTTCATGTTTCCCGAATATGATTTTATCCACCTCGTTCTCCGCATCTATAGTCCTAAAGAGTAAGTCATGCCCACCCTTTCTGTTATATTTATCCTGCAACTTCCTCATCTTTACCACCTTGTCCCTGAAATCGAGAACCGGATCGTGAGGTAGGGCATTAACATTTAAGACATTTCTGTATTTCTCGTTTGGATGTTTTGCCATTTGTCTCCTTTTCTTCCATGAAAACTAGTGAAACACTGAGGACACCTTCGGGACTGGCGGGAACCCTTATCAGTTTTTGGCTAATTGAATATGTAATGCTTGTACCATTTTAACCCACGGCTCCCGTGCCATGGTAAATGAGGAACCGGAATCATGCAGAACCGGTATGGTACGTTTCCAATTACCCCTCAGTGTTTACTAGTGTGATTTTTGAATGTGGTTTCCATTTTCCATCGACTGTTTCGACAATGATCTTCCCTTGTTCCTGTAGCGATTCCAAAATGTAATCATATTCCTTGGATCCGCCACCAAGAATTCTAGAAACGATTATATTAGATCTTTGAGCGGATCCTCCTCTTTTGGCCAGATATTCCTTTATAACTCTTGCCTTCCTCTGGAAGTCGGACTCACCGAGTTCTCTACGGAACAGGTACCTTGTGCATGTTTCACTGTATGATGCAAGTGAGATACCAGCCATCATTGCATGTTCATCGATCACATCCTTCTCTGAGTGTATCAAGAACTGACTTACCATCGCAATCTTTAATGCGTTCGGCCCCAGGCGCTTGATAAAAGGCTCCATCCAGACCCGTTCAGCATCGTTCATTTTGTAGAAACGCTCATACATTGACTGGTGATTCTCATTAAACATCTTCTTAGCTTTTTCGCTGAGTTTATATTCCAGAGGTACGGTCATGTGTCCCAGTTGCCTGTATATTTCTTCCAGATAACTGTAGCTTTCGAGATCCTCCTCCCGTTTTGTAGTTTCCGGCAGTGCATCCGGCACGGCGTTTTTAGCCGGTGGCCGGAACAGCAGGAACCTTGCAAGGAATCCTGTTGATGCATCCTCCCTACTCAGCAGACCTGAGAGGAACTCTATAGTAGACACCCCGGAAATTCCAATGAACGGTCTGGTCAGGATCCGGTTACCGTGCTTGCGTGTTGACTCTTCGTATGCGTCCGGCACGTCGTACAGTTCTGTTATTGTCTGTTTGAAGCCAAGATTGTAGCTTTTTTCCAGCCCGGAGAGCCACGCCCCGAACTCTGAGAGCAGCCAGATCCCGCCACCGCTGTTGTCGATGCGGTCAAGGCAGGCTTCCCATGATGACTTGTCCGGCAGTTTTCTCCTCCGGCTTTCCGCCTCAATTATCCTGTTCTTATATATAGCCACGTCGGGATCATCCTCGTCCACCCCGTCTGAGATTAGCCTGTTAACATTCTCTGAGTGATCCACGATCTCCGCAATGATTTCCCTTTCTCTTTTAACCAGAGGAGCGGCTCCCGCATTGAGTGCAGTTGTCTTGTATGTGCCGGATTCAGCCACGGAGAGCGCCCAGATATTTGGGTAGAGCCTGACATAGTAGGTGCCTTTTTCTATAACCAAACGGGTTTGTGCCTGCGCCCCGATTGAGGACAGTGCAGTTGCATAGACAATCACCGGATGTGCATCAGTCAATTCGGCTACGCCTGTGACGTACTCATCCATAATAGGTGCCTTGACCCCGTTGAATTCGTCCGGCTCATCGGCTTCCAGAATCTCCTTGCATATTTTACCAAGTTCCTCCGGGCGTGGCCCTGTAATTTCCTGTTGTTTTGCCTTGAGGTGTGCCCGGCTTGTCTTGAATGTGTGGTGAGGTTTTATTCCCAGCCCGTCGCAGATATTGTTGAAGTTGCACCCGGCGTGGCAACGCATGAGGATTTTATCTTCAGCGAGTGTTACGCTCAGGCTTGCTTTTTTATCGTCGTGTGCGGGACATCTTCTGTTGTAGGTTTCACCGCTCCAAGAGCCACCGCCTTCGGAAGCTATGTTGTTAAAGACGGCGACGATATCATACTGTGCCTCGGACGTGGTGGTTTTTATTACATCCGAGACATGTATAGGAGTCTCCAGTATTGATGTCGTCTTTTTAGGCTCCCAGAGGGTGAGTCTTGATTGGATCTCATCGAGCAGTTTGTCCTGATCCGGGCTGTTCTTTTCAACCCAGTCGGAAATATCCTCCCCATTGCCAAGTTCCTCACAGATTGAACAGGTGTGTACCACGGCACCGCCCTCTGTGAGAAACCCCGCACCGGTCTCCATGTATTTTTCTCCGGGGGGATCATTATCGGGGATGATGATGACGGTTTTGCCATCAAAGTATTTTTTGCAGAAGTCCGGCTGTTTTTTCATCAGCGGATTCCAGCCATTGGATCCACCGGGAATAGTTGTTGCCGGGACACCGAATTCTTTTAAGGTGAGGACATCCTTTTCTCCTTCCACCAGAATGACGGCTTCCTTTTTAAAGATCTCAGGAAGATTAAACGGTACAATTTGGACACCGTCCCAGTTGGGAATGTCCTGACCATTTACTGATCTTACCCTGTAGAAATCTTTATTTTTAGTTTTTATGACTGAATGTACGACACGACCGTCTCCGTCGTGATAATCGTACCTAATCTGCACCAAATTGCCTCCATGCTTGAAAAATGAGTGCTCAGATCGCTCTGTATTGAAAGAAGTAGGGCCAACCCTACTCCAAGTATTCTTTTATAACCACATTAACGTAGCCATCCTTCTTCTGGTCTTTCTGACGCTTAATACCTCTAAGGTCAACAATTTGGGAATCATCCAGTAAAATCCTCCCTTTTGTCAGGCAGTCCAGAATATTTTTAAAATAATTATCGATATCGTACCTAAAATTCTTCGGTGGATGAAACAGCATGGTGACTTTTACAGGTAAAGCAATTGGTGAACTTAAAGATGGATAAGTTTTCAAGTACCAGTCGTAATATTCCCTAGCTTTTTTCGAGAGAATGTTTCTCCCCCGTATGCTTCGGTACATTGAGTTCACAGTCACCGGCCATTTCATTCTTAAACGCATTTTCGTCTCTTCCAGCTTTTAATTTGTTACAACGTGGGCATGAAATTTCGAGGTTGGAAATATCATGCATAGTTTCTTTTGTTTTTGGTTCCAGCTTAGTCCTGGGGATTTTATGTTCGATTACAAATGCCCCATTCTCTGGAGGAAGTTTAATACCGCAGTAGTAGCAGGGTGCCGTCCAGCACTCCTCGCCTCTTGCTTTCATCCATAATTGAATGGGTAGAACCCTCGGATAGCCTCCCTTGTGGTATCCCATTTTTTTGTTATGTCTTGCTTTGACTCTATTGCTACAAGTCTTTGAGCAATATTTTTGCTGTTTTCCTTGCCCGGAGTTGGGGAGGTAATCCTCCCCGCACTCCTTGCATTGTTTCAATCCATGATTTTTATGATACTCAGCAATCCGTCGCTTTTCTCTTTCCCGCATTAAAAAGGAATGTCGTCCTTGACTTCAGGCTCTTCAATAGTCATGTGTTCAGAAACCTTCTTGACATTCCCCTTCGGCTTCTCTTCTGAGGAAGTCATAATTTTAACATCCTCAATTTTTTTAGCCATGTTCTCGCCAAACGGTTCTGCTTTGTCGAGATTCAGGTATTTGCCTTTTTGCACTAACGTAATCTTAACGAATTTGCCTGAGCAGTCATTAAGATCATCAATTGCCTTCAGGCCACAAGCTTCTGCCAACATACACATACGCTTGTTACCCATATTGAACTTAGCGTAAACACGCTTCTGTGTTTCACTATCCAGAGTTTCCAGATATTTTGTTGACGGTGGAAGATACACCGAAATCAAATGCCGTTGTCCCACATATTCGCCCTCGTCGAGAACTTCCAGCGGGATCAGTTTTTTTACGATAGCATTCGGGAAAGGTTCCCCTTCTTTTGTGCCACCGACCCTGTCTGTTTTATCGTAATAATCTTTATCATATACGTCACAGATTTGCACATTCCATGTGCCGGCAGGAACATCTTTATATTCCCTGCTTTCCTGAGAATCTTCGTTTAGAATCTCATCAATGTTTGGTACAGCAAAAGCTGTACTAGTTACTTCATATGCCATTTGGTCTCCATAATTAAAAGGTAGCGCGGGATCGGCCAGTAAACTGACCGACGGAGGCCCCCGCGCCGATATTTATTGAGCCGCCTTCCTAGACTCAGCTATAAGTTTATGGTACTCCTCATATTCCGCCGGAATTTCCGATGGCAGGCCGAAGCGGTTTTTACAATCCACCCCCTGAGAGCCTGATGTTAGGATGATTCTCTCGCCGGTATTAATGGCTCGTGAATCTTTGCGTCCAAACCCCGTGTCCTTTTTTTGGATAATCATTTTGAAAGTCATAAAAAGGACTGCGTCCGACCACTCCATAATATCTGCACTTGCATTTTTATGGAGCTTCAGAGTGAATACGTCGTACGGTTCTAGGGTTGGCTTGTTAATAGTTCTGATTTGGGTATGGCACACGCAAATAGGTTCCATATCCTTTTCGTCCCGAAGGTAGTTCAGCCCCGCCAGGACTCGTTGAATTTTTCCTCTGGAATAAACATATGCCTTTCCGTATCCAAGATCTTCTGGTGCATCGATTTTATGCTCGACACAAACCTTTGCCTGAGCCAATACTTCCAGCCTGTCCAGTGAGTCGATAATTATTGTCTTACGGTCATGCTTCTCCTTGGCCAGTTCAGTCAGGGTAGTGATGATGCTGTCATACAGCTTCGCGTTAGCTTCGTTGTCACCAACCGGTACCGCATCTGCTACCATTACGTCAGGGATTCGGAGAAGTATTTCATCAATCCCGTCGTCCGTATTAATTACGAACGGCTTAGGAGCAGAACAGGCAAAAAAGCTTTTACCCACTCCGGCTTCTCCTTCTATTGTTGTTTTCGGAGGACGTTCAACCGCCTTCCGCTTATATTTTTCTAAGGTCATTGCACCTCCATTAGTCGATTAGCGCTTTACGCAATTTAGCCCGTGGGCCTTTCATTTTATGCCAAGCAGAAATAGCGTCTGCTATGTCGTCTTGGTACACTCGTTTCCTGCACCGCAGGCAGTATAAGTGATCAACCTGATTCTTTGTCCCGCCTAACCACCATACAAAATGGTCGTCTGGATATTGACCACATAAGCAGGGATAATTCCCTGTTGACCCTTTGGGTACATACCCAAGGGCTTTAAATCTCTCTCTCACAATTTTATCCTTTTTACGTTGTTTGATCTGTTCGTCAGACCAGACTACTTTTGAAAAAGTTTTTGCCTTACGTCGCTGCTTGCTTTTCTCTTTCCGCGATTTCTCGGCACTGTTCAACTGTGCTTTGGGCATTGAATAAAAAGCTCCTTGCTGCGGAATAATCAAGTTCCTCAATAGCCTGATCGGCCAGCTTGAGGTGGTTAGCTACGATTGCTAGGCGTTCTTCCAGATCGCTCATGGTTTTATATTAGAAATGAGGTCGTCTAATCCATCGAAATTATCGATGTGGCACTGATCCCAGAAGTTACACCACTTTGGTGAACACAGGACATGACCCCGCGCCATTGGAAAATAGTTATTACTCAGTCTCCATCCTAAGTCTCTCAGCCTGTACACGGCCTCGTACATATCTTCCACTGTAACATTTACATCCCACACTTGCGGATCCTTACCGGAGAGCAGGACGTGTATTTCGGTTGATGGGATGCTGTCAAGATTCCTGGCCTGCATCAGCCAGAGCGAGTATAGTGCGACTTGCATCCTGTATCCATAGTTGTCCCGTTTTATCGGGGCTTTCTTCCGCTTTAAATCTATAATCAATGGATGACCATTGCGTTCTGCCACGATGTCCACACACCCCTTAACCGGGTGTTCTTCACCATCATGCCCATCCATATGGAAATTAAAATATTCCTGAACCCTCAGTGGATTGTAATCAATGGTAGCTATATATTTCTCTACGGCAATAATTGCCGGGGGGAAATCCTGCCGGACGGAATCTCTTTCCGCATCTTTTGGAATCTTGGGCAGGAGGTCGTCCATAACCTTTTGCATCTCTTCCGCGATGCCCCTGCCCTCAACTCCACTCATACGGTTTTGCAGTTCCGCATTGACTCCAGCCTCGCAGATGTGGCCCATGGCGGTGTAGTAGTTCTCCACCCACACTTTTTTCTCCACATCACGGTAAAAAATTTGCCTTCCGCAGAACGTATCTGCACGGCTGTGGCTTAAATTTATATTCTCCATTTACTAACCTTCTCCCTGTTTATAAATTCTGTTTCACCATATACTTCTATAAAACCTTCCTTGGCTTCATAGTATTCAAAAGCCGTGCCTTCAATCCAAACTGGGCGCACGTCGATAATAGCCCGTTGGACTTTACCACTGGATAACTCACGCTCAACCATTACATATTGAATTTCGTAACGGTTGTCGTAAGTCCCGATGTGGGTGACTTTTATTTGTGGGGGATTTTCTCTGTTCCCCAAGGTGAGGGGAACATAGATGAAAGTGAATTTATCTACGGTCTTGTATAACCGCAGGGGAACATTATAAATAGCGTTAGCATGAAATTTCGCCTTCTCCTCAAGCGTCATGCCTTTACGCTCACTTCTTCTTGGCATTTGCACCTCCATGTGGATTGCCTAGTTTTCCCCTATTATTACAGGATTCCAGACAATGTCAATGTTTTATTTAAGTTTTTTTTAACCAGCCCGTAGTGATGCTGGCACCCTAGACTTTTTAATATATGTACCCATCTCCTCCTGCTTTTCTTTCAGCAGTTCCATATACTCGTCTCTCGCCTCCTGTATTTCCTCACGCGGAGCCTTTGATCTCATCAGGCCACGCAACTGTCTCTTCCATGCAGCTTTAAGATTGCCTATCTCCCATCTCATTCTTCGCAAGTTTGTCCTGCGCTGTTCCACCAAATTAGTTGCATATAAGTTCTGGCCGAACAGTCTCGGCAACGCCTGCCATGGCTCGTATTTAAGCTCCCCGGTTTTTGGATCAAGGTTCCCGACTA